CCTTATCCTTTACCGCTGAAAGCTGATCATAGCGATAAGCGTCATACAAGACACGCACGAGGCGAGAGTCGACTGTACTCGCCACTTCTTCAGCCGAAAGCCTATACTTCGAAGCAAACTGCACAAGGTTTGTTTTCAGAGCCGCCGCCTTTTCAGGGTGGGCAAACTCAGGAATGGCCTCAATCAAAAGGCGGGCCTGCTCTTGCAATTCCACTTGACGAGCCTGCTCCTGAAGCGCCGTTTGGCGCTGGGACTGCTCGTGAAGTTGCCGTTGCTGCGCCTGAAACTCTTGCGCTCTTACTTCGTATTTCGCCTTCTCCTGCATGTATCCGATGGGATCACTGTCCAGCATTCGAATATCAGGAGCCTGCGGGGCCTTCATGATTCCTTGCTGTTGCACATTTTCCAACGTCGCAAGAAACTGCTGTCGCTCGTTTTGAAGGGTGTAATAGAGGTTTTCAGCTTCCTTACGGACAGCGGCGGCCTCCTGCATTCCCTTCTGGATGTAGGCATTTCCCGAATAGGACCGCTTTAGCTCATCAAGGGTGACCTGCGTTTCCTTGCCGTCAACTTTGACAGAAAAGGTCGTTGGCGTCTCTTGAGCGTCGGTTTCTTCGCCTTCCTCATCCTCATCATCCTCGGTGTCAGGCTCTTCGCCGTCGTCCTCGGAATTGTCTGCGGCATCGGCCTCTTGGCCTTCATAATCCGCTTCAGTTTCGTCCCCGACCTCTTCCTCTGCCGCCGTTTCGGGTTGGGCTTTCGGTTCGTCGTTCATAGGAGCAAGCAGGCTATCAACAGCCGCTTCGAGTGTATCAGTCGTTTGCACGGTCCCGATCCTGTTTTGCCTCAACGGCCTCGGCGTCTAGTCGCGCTTGGAGGGCGTCGAGTATGAGTTGAACGGCGCGCACACTTTCATGTGCCGCCGCAACCCTGTTTATATCACAGGCTGCATCTAAAAACACCCCCACTGCATCATCGCGGATTTCGCCGATCACGGCTTGGAAAATGTGATCGGCGAGGAGGGTTTTGGCTTCAGAAGCCCGCTGTTTGATTAGGGACAAATGGCATCCTCGGCATTTGCTGTTCACGCTTGATAGCATTCAGATCAAGCTGAACGCCGGTTTTGGCGAGAAGCTCGGCGGCCTTCAAAGCCAAGTCTTGAGCCATCTGGTCCCGCTTCAGGTCATCTTCCATTTGAAGCCGCTGGGCGTCAAGCTGCGTCTTGGCCATGTCAGCCTGCACGCGGGCCGACATCTTCATCTGTTCCGCCTGCAAGAAGGCCGCATTGGGGTCAGACGGCTGGGCTTGGCCTTGCTGCGCCTGCGCGGCCTGCGCAGCCTGCATCATCAGCATTTGCTCGGTCTGCGGGTTCATGGGGTTGTAGTAGCGGTCGGCATTGTGAATGCCCGCCATGCCCAAGATGTCAGCCAGCGTGTTGCGGATGCCCGTCATCGTAACAATGCCATTCTGCGGCCCGTAGGCTTGCCAGAGTTGCATCTGCGTCTGCATCGTCATTTGCAGAGCGGCAATCCGATCCTCGCGGCGATTGTTGCCCAAGCCGACGTTGGTGACCAGATCCAGATCATTGGTCCACGAACGCGGATCGACCGGGACAAACTGGCCGTCAAGCCGCATCATCTCGTTGGGGTTCGGGTTGGCGCGTGCGATCTGGGAGATCAAACGGAACATCTGCCGCATACCGCCTTCGGCCAGATTGCGGGCGATCAACTCAGAGACAGCCGAGGCGGCCTGCACGGCGGCATTGACGCCAGCCGCAGTCTGGGATTGCAGCGCATCCGCATCCATGCCCATAGCCGCGCCCGTCACGCCCGTCTTGGCGCGGATCGACTCGTCGTAGAATTGCAGGGCTGGCAGCGCAGCCGATGCACCGCCGCCGATGGAAAACTCGCGCAGGGCGTTGATGTCCTTGACACGCACCACGCCGCCGATCTCGTTATTCAGCAGGTCGTCCATGTTCACAAGGTTTTGAACGGCCATCACGCGGGGATTGTTGGCCATCGCCAGACCATCCAGCAGACCGCGCAGAAGCGACGTTGCCGCGTCCTGATCTTCAATCACGATCTCGGCCAGTGAACGACCAAAGAAGGTGTGCGGCTCAGGGTCAACCTCGAAGATGGCGAACGGGATGTAGTCGCACAGTTCGTAGTCCAAGATTTCGTAGTCGTTGCCAGCGCAGATGAACTTGTAAAGGCGCGGAACGCCCGTGCCTTCAATGTCCATCTTCATGTAGGCTTCGGTGAATTGGACCTTCCGCATGGACGGATCGGCGGCATTTTCATCGTCGTCGGTGTCGTCCCAGCCACGGCGGGCCATTTCTTCCTCGTCGTCAACCGTGCCGTCTGATGCGCCTGCGAGGTTGTAGACAGTCTCGAAGTCAAAGCCCATCGCCACCAGATCGCCAACGCGGGCTTCGCTGGTGTGGCCGCAGACGTAGCAGTCGTCCACGCTGACGGCCATGCGGTCCACAAAGAAGTCCTCGGGGGCAACGCTCTGGATTTTGATCTGGCCCTTGGTGGACGTGCGGGCAACGCGCAGATTATAGCTGGCCATGCGCGGCTGGATTTCAATGCCCATCTCGTCAATCACGGCCTCGGCAATGATCGTTTCTTCCTGCGACAGAACTTCGCTTTCCGGGTCATTTTCGATAAAGGCAAGCTGCTCGGGCGTCAGGTCGCTGTATTCGTCAATCTCAACGTGCTGCACCTCGTCGTAGTAAACCTTGGCCACGCCCACCTTTTTGATAAGCGCGTCGTGGAAAACGTCCGACAGGATGCGAAAGCCGTTGTTCCGCTCGAAGACATACTTGGCGTATTTGGTTGCCTGATCGGCACCCATGACGGCTTGCGGGGTGTTCGGGATAAACTCCACCGGCTTGTCGGATTGCAGGAACACACGCATCAGCGCGGGCTTGATGGCGCGGATCGTGTCGCGCACCTTGGTCGCCACAACTCTCGACCGGCCTTCCTCGAAGTCAACCGCAGACTTGCCGTCGAAATACTTCTGCGACTTGATGCGATCTGGCGCGACTTCGGTTTCCACGAAGTCCACGGCCTCGCGCACGGAGCTTGTGATGGTGTTCTGGATTTCGTCGTCCGTCAGGCGTTTCGGCTGCATCTGTGTCTCCGTTATTGTGCGAGAAGGCCGCGAATTGCCTGCTGTGATAGATTAGCACCCGGCTGCGCTCCCGTCACGGTCCCTGCTCGGGCGGCACCCCTTGTCCCTGCTGCGGTCAGTTCTTGGATGCGTGTCTGTAAGGCGGCCATCGCGCCCTGGTCAACAATTGCCCTTCTTACCAGTTCTGGGTCTTCAGAAACCAAGATGCGGGCAACGCGCGCACGCTCTGCGTCAGTCAGATCACGGGTAAACCGCGAGGCAAGGTTCGATGCAATCCTAATGACAGCGTCATGGCTTGCCCTGAGCGCACCAGTAACGTCTGCGACAGAAATATCCATACCACGGCGAGCGGCTTCCATTGTGGTCTCTGCCGTTGGGCTGCCACCAAGCACAAAGTCTGTTGTGACCTGAGACGCGCGGGCTGTTTCTAGTCTGTTCAGCACGTCGTCAATCGCGTCCTGCGGCAAGACCTCGCGCAGAATGCGGCCTTCCTTTGTTTCAGGATTGGCAAGATTTCGGATCATGCTTTGGCGAGATCCAGTCGCAGCGCGAGCCTCTAGGGCGGCCATGAGGCCAGCGCGGTATGCCTCAATTTTCTGCGGGTCGGTAATCTTTGAAAATGCCAACAGCTTTTCGTTAACATCACCAGCAAGGGCGGTCTGGCCCGCCTCAAAGGCATCACGCTGCCCCCTCACAGAAGCCGCCGTGGCGCGGGCTGCACCAAGCTCAGGAGATGCGACATCCAGCACGCCGCGAAGCCCTTTTTCGGCCTCAGAGAACGTCTCTCCAGCGCCACCGAATCCAGCGCGATATTCTGCCCCTGCGGCGTTTGAAATGGCTCTGCGGACGCGCTCTGCCTCGTCAATCGTGATGGGCCGCGTAAATGTCACGTTGGCTGGTCCGACACCATTTGCTGGAGGCGTCACAGAAACCAAACCACGGAACATTTTATTCACTTCACCGATGGCTTCAGGGACAACTTCAAGCGCAGAAAGAACTTCGCGAGAAACTGGCTCCGGCGCTTCAATGTTTTTGAACGGCGCATAAGCTGCGCGCTCCGCAACCTTTGCGGCTTCCTCATCAGCCCGC